AGCTAGCCCAAACAAAGACCCACCATAACAGGCGGACTCCGGCCACAAAAAAACACGCGGTGCGTGTTTTAGGCCGCTACGGTTAGAACGGGGTATCAATCCCGGCACTGGATTTTGCCAGTGCAAGGAGAATGTTAGATCAAGATGCGGGTGGGGTCAATGAAGAAAGCAAACCTTGAGCTGTTTGAGAGGGTGGGAAGAGTTAACGTCGCAATCAGCGGCTTGTCCGCTGCAATGCTTTGTTAAATTTATACTTTTCAGCGATATACTTGGCAGAGTTCTCAATATAAGGAAATACCGTACTTTCATTAATATTAAGTAGATCGAGCTCTTTTAGTATTTTTGCCTTATTGTCGACGGTAATACGAGTAACAGTTATTTCTGGAGTTCCCTCTTCGTCCATAACAGTGTCCAGCCCGTATAAAAGAAACGCGCCAGACTGAGACGATATTCGATCATTGCTTTGCTTCCCCTTCACACAGATAATTTTCCTTAGATCATCGGGCATTATTTTAGACTCAAAATATGGCTTTTCTTCTCTTATAAAATGAACCAATCGTTTCACGGACGTTTGACTATTAAAATCGTCTACCTCAAAGTTGACTTTGTTCTTTTCTTCTTTTGGTAATCTGACTAAGTTGGCTATACAGCTAGCAACATCCGAATCAAAATATTTAACCTCCTTCCTCGGCATAGAAAAAACAATCACCTCACCATCTTCATCGGGAGCCGATTTGCATGCAAAATAGAGAGCGATTAGTGGGTTTGAGGTAATATCCAACAGTCTAGTTGGTAACGAATAATGCTGCATTCGAACCAGCTTATCTAAGACGTATTCGTCAGATTGAAAATCTGCTGAGTTTGACACCAGAAGCTCTCTATATAATATATGTTCATTTTCCAAGTAAAGATAATTACCATCATCATCTTTCCTGAATAAAGATGGCTCTAGCTTATACTTATTTCTATTTGAGTGACCTCTGTAAAAAACTTCTGAACCATATTCTCTTTCAGATGAAAGTACTTTCTCAATGAAGTCTTGAACAGCCGAAACCTTCGGAGCTGTCGACCTTTTGGTTGGCGGCTTCTCCTGCCTCTCTTTCCCCTGTATTTGCCCTTCATTTAGCAATCCGACGTTGAGAAGTCGTCCATAAAGGTCTTCGTCCTTAACCGCCCAGTGTGTTCTATTTATTTCCCAATCACGTATATCAAGAAGTGGCGCTATCGGCTCAATTTCAGCAAAAGGTATTAGGGGTATATTCTGATCAAGCTCAAACTCTATCAGTAGTTTCCTTCCTTTTTCTTTAACTGACGTAAGTTTTCCGATACGAAAATCTTGGTCCTCACCTTCATATGCGAATATGCAAGGATATCCTTTCAAGATGTCTATGAGGCTAGGACTAAGAGATTTGAAGGATTCTGCTACTGATTCTGTTGTATATTCCAGAAAGCGGCTTTTGTCGAACTCATAGGATAGCTCGTCCCAAGCTCCTAGCTTTGCGGTAACTAAAAGATTATACATTTTAAGAAATGGGCTCCTAAAAATTTAACTCTGCGCACAGCGGCGAGCTGCTACGCTTTGTTATGAAATTTACCTATTTGCATTTGTAGAACGACCGACTGCCAATATTTTTAAAGTCGACCTTTTCTTTGTCTGCTCTTTTTACTCTTCTGAAATATAACTCTGCCAACATGCGCAGCTTTGTAGTAAAGGCAAAGCCGTAACGAAAACACTGTCGCTATGCTTGGCCTTATTAGGGTTTTTCTTGCGTATTCTTCAATGCTTCGATTGCTACTTTCTTGAATGCTGACGAGAGTCTTCTTAAGCGATGCCAGATCGAAATTGATAACAGAAAAAGAACTGAGCATATGATAAATGCCTTGCATGAAATATCGTCAGGAAGAATCCACAGAAAGACAAATGCACTAATCAAAGAGTTCAAAGCCATCCCTCTAGCCATCCGGTCTCGACTAACATAGGCATCCATAGTCTTTACCATATCTGATGGTGAATATGACAATATTATCGAGGCATGTTTATAGGGCGAGCTTTTTGGGTTTCCAGAAATACACAAAAAAAATTTTGAAAGTAATTTATGGATTTTATTTATAACGTTACATTTCAAAATGGAGCGATATAGCTCTTTGAATCTTCTTATAAAATAAGACGAAACAACATCAATATAAACTCCCAAGGCATATGCAATTGGGATGTAAACAACCACAACGATTTCTTTATAATCTTTAATTAAATCCATCGGGATAGGAACAAATTTATTTACTAGTACGCTGAACCATACTGATGAAACGATCCCTGTTATCAAATACTCAATAAGAGCAGAAAATTGCATTCTATATTTGTCCTTATTTTTTCTATTTAACGCCGTGTTAAGGCGTAACGATACGTTTGCCATTAAATTAATCTAATGAAGGAAAATGAAAAATAAATTTAATTTCTATCTGACCCCAAACTCTTCATTTAAAGTTCTTTTATCTACGAGATTAATCAAGAATACTTTTCGATTACAAAAAAGTTATTAACTAAGTGCCGATCTATTCTAACGGTTAAATCACGTAGAAACTTGTTATGTTCCATTGCTGATTGCATATCGAATGTTTTTCTTTTCCCGTGAGCAATACTGTTTCTAATGTCTCTAATTTTATGGAAATCATTTATTTCTTTATCAGTCATTGGGAAATGCAAACCATCTACTAATATATCTGGGATACCAACGCTTTTAAGATTTTTCAGATTTTCTTTCAGTTTTTGGACACCATACGCAGATAATAATTCAGATGGAAATTTGAAATTTTTTTCAATTAATAGTTTAGTATATTTTTTGTATTTTTCTATATTTTTGCCTTTATAGGAATCTTGTAATTTACTCCTATTGTTAATAATATCTGTGTCAGTCGGATTGATATGTTTTATACAACGTTTTCTAGCCTCAGAAATTAAATTTTCAGCTCCGCCATGAAATGTTAACATTTCATTAATTGAGTCAATCACATAAACTTCGAAATAGCTAAAATTACTTAATAAAATATATTTACTCAAGTTCTTTTTATACTCTGCGGCATGGGATTTTATTTGAGCTACATTTTGCTCGCCTGTGAAATAATCTGCATTAGCAAGTTTCGCTCCTTCCACTCTTTTTTCAACATTTTTTATAACCATTTTCAACGTCGGAACTGAGTTTGAAATCAGAACAGAGAAATCTAAAACGGCTTGTGTTTCATTCCTTAGACGAATAAAAGCTTCGGTATTTGGGACCATATGACACCTGAATACTAGTTAAAATTTTAATAGTGCGAAAATCTATTGGGGTCAGATGTAAATTAAGCTATTTTTCATCAAGTAATTTTTCATCTGACCTCAAATTCGCATTTTTCTCTTTTGCAAAAATGATGGCAGACATTAACGTGTCCACGTTGAACTGCTTGTTATGTAACCTTCTCAGCTAAAGATTTAAAATCACTTATACAATGTTTGTTAGATACAATTGTAATTAAAGAAAAAAGTAAAAAATCACTTGCATATTCTTTTGAAATTTCTACTTTGCTTTTCCCATGAGCAATTTCATTTCGTTTTAAGGTAAATGGAGTAAACTCACCAGAAATAGATGAGTAAATGATATGATTATTTAAATCATTACCTGAAAATTTATTTTTAAACAACTCGCTAAAGCTATCTTTAAGCCTAACTTTATCGTTATTAGGGTTTACTTGAGAATTTAAGTAACATTCTAATGCTGAATATGCGAGGAAGAAAGCTAGCTTGTAATTTCCAAGCTCACTCAAACTATAACTTTCTGCCAATAACTCGAGATATAGTTCACCATTTAACTCTTTAGGTATACCAGATAAGTCTAGCTCTGAAACCAGATCCCAATCTGATGGATCTATAGAATAGTTATCCCCAAAGAAACCGCCTAAAACAATGACTTTTTTATCTTTATTGTTGATAAAGTCTACTTTTAATTCGTTTAATTCAAAACCATCATGCTGTGTTCCATTTCCTTGGTAGATTACATCTGAGTCAATAGCCGCAACTCTCTGGAGAAAATGTGAAGCACTTTCATTATCTTCTCTTGTAAGATTGAACTCTTTAGAAATTCTCTCAATATCGTCACAATGAAAAGTTGCACTTTTACCTATATTTGCACTCAATACAGCTGTGAACTCATCACTAAAGTCTAATTCGCTTTTAATAAAATATGTATTAGATACATGTTTGTCATAATTTGTAAGATCATAATCTGGATGTAAGTCGATATTCATTATCAAAGACTTAGACTTCAAAGCACCTAAAGCTAATAAGAGGTCATAATCTATCCTGTTCAGAGATTTAAATTTTATATAATTCATAGTATTCCCATTTTTTACATAACGCCCGCATTTGCGGCTGGTTTGGAGCGCAGCGGAAAACCATGCGCTTGTTCCGTTTATTGAGCCCCTTAGATAAGATCATTGAGAATATCATCAAGGCCAGCTGCTTTTTCCCTTGCAATATTAAATAGGTCAAGCAACTCAGGGAAGTATACATTTGCCTTCCATACAACCCGATCGTATTCATCGACAATACAAAAGCCTATGCTTTCAGACCAATAAAACTCATGCTCATCATAGAAATGCTTAGATCTGAGATCATAGACACCTATATACTTGCCTTTGTACTTAGTTTGCAAAAACAAAGGAACAGATTGTTCCGTATCTTGGTTTAGTGACCTAGGCGTTTCGCGAACCTCCCACTTTACGTCACCATTTGCTGTTTCATTCAGTAGCTTTTTGACTAGCTGCTCAGTTTTGTTATTCATAATTAATTCCACGCATTATCTTTAGCTAGCTCACGAAGAGATGTAACCAAACTGCTTAACTCAGAGTACAGTTGAAAGGCTTCTTCTCTATTTAGATCTGAAATTTCTCTTTTCTTGAACAACAACCCCTTAGGTTGCAGTCGATTCAAATACCTTTCAACCATTTTACGCTCATCATCGGGAAGTTTTTTCTTAATATTTTCGAGTAATGCTTTTGCATGCAAAAATTTCTCAAGCGCTGGTTCATTATCACTCTCCCAAGTCTTTATATGAGCTGAGATTTCAGAAGCTGATTTTGCGAGATCTTTATTCAACTCAGGAAGTCTAACTCTGCGCAGGAACGATTTTCGAATACTTCGTGCTTCAAAAAAAAGGAAAATGGTCACGACTAGACCTATGATTGAGGCCGCAGACCCAACTGTATTAATATATTGTAGCCATTCCGGCATTTACATTATTCCTCACAAATTTTTAAAACAGAACACTTTAATAATGCGCATGCGTGTTTAGACAATTTCAAAAACCTTAAAATAACCTTATAAACAATTGAATAATAAAAGTTTTATAAAACTATTCACAAAGTCAAAACTGGAAAGACGAGCGTAAGTATTATTTCATTTATCCCTTGATACTAAAAGACTTTCTTATTTAGTACCAGTACAAAGCGCGCACAATTTTTAATCCCCCCAAATCTCAAACCACTTCACTCGCGACAACCGAACACCGATACCCTGCTTTGCTGTCGCCTCTTGCGGTGACTTTGTCGATGGACCAGTTGCCTTTCATTTCGGGTGGGAAGGTGTCGTTTAGGGTGAGGATGCCTTCTGCGACGAGTTTCGGGTTGCCTGGTAAGTCGAGGGTGACGCTGGTGCCTTGGCGTTGGCTTTTGATGAGGTCGTCTTGGCAGGCTTGTTGGGCGGTGGTTGGGTTGTCGTAGCTTTGGCGTAGCTTTTTATACGGTGCGGTGCCGACTTGTACGGTGTGTTCTTCCCCTGTGTTGTTGTTTGTCCAGTTGGCTTTGACGCCGGTGATGGCGCTTCGGCTGGGTCGGTCGAGTTGGCAGTTGATGAATTGGCCAAGCTCGCTGGGTGTGTTCTGGCTCGGTACGCCGACGACGACGGGCGGGATGGCTTGTCCTGTGATGGTGTTTACTTGGCCTCGTTTGGCGAGGACGTACAGGTCGTTGACGGGTTTGGCGATGGCGTCCCGTTCCCGTGCGATGCGGGTTAAGAAGGCGCTGTCGGTTTCATCGGTTTGGTCCATGTGCTCGAAGACGACGCTTTCAAACTCTTTGGCCACCCGCGGGCTAAATCCGTGAGGCGTGACGACTTGGCGGAACAGGTCGGCAAGGCTGACGTTTTCGAAGGTGCGTGTGCGGCGCTCTTTAAAGCCGGTTTTGTCTTCTACCTGAAACGGCGCGGCGGTGGCGACGATCGTCACACTGGGCGGAAACAGTGTCGGCACGATTCGGGTGATTTTGAACTGGCCTTTGTCGATGAGGTTGTCACCGTAGCCTTCTTGCCACGTGAGCACCGCCCCCTCTTTCGGCAAGCCTGTTTGCCCTGTGGTGTCGATGTGCAAGGTAAGTTGGTCGCTTTGCGTGCCAGCGGCGTCGATGCGCTCCCACGAGGTCAGGCGGTTGTTAATGATGCGCTCGCCTGCTCCACTCACGCTGACTCTTGGTAGATACTGTGATGGATTGTTTAGTCCCATATATTGGTTACCGTCTCTGCTGCTTTGTCTGGCAAGGTGGGGATCTCGATCATGACGCCAGCGGGAAGCACTGGCCCGTAGGCTTCTAAGCCGGGGTTTTGTTCGAACAGGGCTTCTTCCGCTTGGTCGTCGTTGCGTTTTAGGGCGATCCACAGAATGTTGGAAATGGTGTCGCCGTCGCGGCTACGTATTGTTGTCATTGGCGTACTCTTCTAGCTCTAGGGTGAAAGCGAGGACGAAAGCGGTGCCGTCGTCGATGATCTTGTCTTGCTTCTCTTGCAAGCGTTTGATCGTCCATTGGCCTAAGTTGTTGCCGTAGCCATCGGCCAGCACCAAGGGCGCTCGCTGGTTTTGTAAGGCGCGTAAGGCGTTGAGATTCGCCATGCCATCGCCTTGAAACCACGTCCCTGTGACCGTGATGTTCTCCAACTGTTGGCCGGTGTTTTGGCTCATCGGCTTTTGACCGTATCGCGCCACCACGACCCAACCGCCGTCGCTAGTGCGCTGCAAACCCTCGTATGGCGTGCCTTCGCTGAGCGAAAACACAAAACCACCGAGCGACATCATCTGACGCATGATTACTCCTTAGATAAAAATGGAAGGACAGAAACGAAAAAGCCCATCGAGGGATGGGCTTGGGGGTGTTTGGTTTGAGGATTAAGAAAATCAGAAGATGTTTATTTAAAAAAAATTATATATCAATATATACATATTCCAAGCCAAACATATTGTTTTTAGACTCTACTGACTGTCTGAGTTTGATTTTATCATCATAATCCCCTCTAGTTTCATTTATTTTTTTTATTAAATTAATCACAAGAGGCTTTTTTGATTCATTAAAATTACATCCTAAGGTAACGCTCAAAACATGACAGTTTATTTTTTTTCTATCATGATTCGGATAATCATATTTCTCATAATAAACCTTGTCTCTCTTATAAGACAACAATCTAACCTCTTCTTCATAAGACCACTCATCATTCTTTGTTAACAAGAATTGATTGAAAATATATTTATCTTGTTCCCTATTTCTCTTACTACCATTTGTGTACTTAACTTTATCTATACCAAAACCAGAAGGAAGTTCTCCACCAAAAAAATACTCAACCATAATCCCTTGATGATTATCCGTATAATGAGACCACATTAACATTGAGTTTTTATTATTTGAAAAAGAACAAATCCTATAATTTGAATCTATAAGATGCTCTGTTCCGATATTATCAATTTTAGGCAACTCAATTGGATCGTTAAGTTGTTCTTTAGAAGGAAGATAGAAATATTGATTAATCAATGAATCTAATGTATTTATATTGAACGGTGAGTATTTAAATAATTTATTGAAATTTTCAGCTGTGAATGTATTCCACTTAAATTCTTCAACTAAACTTTCGTTTAATTTACCTCTTAACTCTTCGAATCTTTCAGTAGAAAAACAAACTGGAACTTTTCTTGCACAAACAATATAATCATTTAAAATAATGTAATCATTATTTTTAAACTTAAACATCAAATCAATTGATTTTTCATATTCTAAAAAAGCTTCACTAAACATTTCTTTCCTTTGAAAACAAACTCCTAACAAGTGATATGTGGAAATTGATGCTGGATATTTTTTATGATATAAATTTATTTTTTCAATAACCTCATCGTAATTATTATTACGTATCCATAAATTACAAAGCTCAATAAAATCGTCATGAGAAAGATTCAAATCTTTATTAGTAGACAAAAGATTATTTAATCTATTTTTAAAGTAACTTCTCTCCCACTCATCTAATAATAAATCAAATTCACTCATAAATGAGTCATAAAGATAGTGATTCAAAAAGTCTACATCTTCTGAGATAGTCTTAACCTGGTTATACTCGGACATATTATTGATTGGATAAGTCGAATTAATGTTATCACGCAACTTTTCATTCAATTTATATAGATTATATTTAAACTCAAATGCTTTTAATAAGCCATCAAGCTCTTTAGAAGAGCTTCCTGTGTATGATTTAAAAAAACCTAATATTTTGCTATCAATATTTTGATTAAGATATAATTTTGAAATGAGAAAATATAATTTTGAATCTAGACTATTTATTGAAAACCTATCATCGGGCAATTCATTGTAAAATTGAATCACATCATTAAATTCAGAAGCTCTAAAAGCTCTTATAATTAGAGCATTTTTTGTTGATTTATATTTTTCTCTATTTCCAGAAATAACTTTATAAATTTTTTTATGATCGTTTTTCAAAAGCTTATCGATATTAAAGTCATATACTTTTGATATGGCGGTATCTAAACTTATTAAATTTTTATTGTAATAACTTTCAATAGATTCAATAAAAACATTATCAATATCATCTATAAGTTTCACACCACAATCATATCGTTCAAGAGTATAATAGGCAGAAATCAAAATTCTCTTACAGTCTTTTTCACAACATATATTTTCATCAAAAATGATATCAACAATTTCACGACAATCTTTTTTTGAACACCAATTAACTCCAACTTGATAAAAATCAAAATTTTTTAACTTTCTTTTAACGCTATCAAACTTATTATCATTAAAATCTAGTCTTAGTGATTTCATGAAAGCTTTAAAGTCTCTTGATTTAGAATATATCCCATACCATGCATCTGAATTATTTTCGTTTAACTTAACCGAATTCCAAAAAAATGAAAGTGAAATATGCTCCTCCATTATGTTAGGGTAAACTTCACTAGCTATACGACCAAGATATTCATATGCTGAAGAAGTATCTCTATATTTAGATATGATTTTTTTTAAAATTTCACTGGTATCATCTTTTCTTTTATCTAATAAAAAATAAAAGAATCCACAGTATTTTTCGTTGTCTTCTTGCAATTTTTTATCTGATAAAAAAATCAAGCTTTGAGAAATCTTCTTCTTTAATAAATTCTCCGATTTTCTTATCATCCATTACATACATCCTTTTTTAAATCTACACATTTCACAAATTTAATATTTACACCCACTAAGAAAAACATCCCATTAATTTATATAATATTTTTTCCTAAACGTAAAAATCTACAAAATTACGTTGGGTAAAATCTTTGAAAACAATGATATTCTCGTTTATCGGTCTTGTGTACGGCGAATTTATACTTACCCTATAATTCCGTATTACTATATTCTTTCATTTTATCTAAAAAGGGTTCTGTAAGATCACTACGTCCAGCCATACCAACCAATTGACTAGCTGCAAGTAAACCTAATGCTCCAGCAACTCCTAGTGCATGGGATAATTCAATTTTTCCGTAATATTCACCAAGAGCTCCTGATGAGTATCTACGACTTACTTGAATAAATCCCGTATGAACAAATCCATTCATAGAAGACCAAGCTGAATTTTTAAACTGAGTAAGAACACCATTGGAATCATCAATCTTAGCTTCATATTCCGACAACATCATATAAAATTTTTTATTTAATTTATCTTTTTTGAATTTTTCAATTTCCTTATCTGTCGCACAATTATATATCCAAAGCCCTTTGACGAATGATTCAGTTATGACTCTAAGAAGGGAAAACATGGATCCATACAAAGAAGCATTATGTAAAAGTGAAATTGCTTCTTGGTGCTCTATTGCAGAATCAAAGCACCCTGCAGAAAGTAATGTCTTTTCATCTGAAGGTAATTCAATGTCTCTTATGTTTTTTTCTATCCAAACAATTACATCCATAAGTTTATCAATTTCACTAGACATTATTTTAACTCCTAAAGATGCTATTAATTGATCTCTGATACTAAGACGCTATCCCTAAAAAAAACAAAGCCCACGTTAGTGGGCTTTGTTTTTACTACTTGAAAAGACCTTTCGCTTAGAAGTCTACAAAGTTGCGTTGGGTGAAGTCTTTGACGCGGGTGATGTTGTCGTTTACCCAATCTGGTGTGCGTAGCTGAGCAATTTGAGTTTGGTACATGCGGACGGCTTGGATTAGGTCGATGAGTTCTTTTGATGGAACGACGACGGGGTCGCTTTGTATCTGCATGGATTTGACGATGTTGTTGAGCAGTTGGTACTTGTCGGTTTCCGCTAGGGCTAAGTTGTCTGTGGTGGCGGGAAGTTGTTTTTGCTCGTTGAGCTGTTTTTCCATTTGGTTGAAGGCGTTGATGTAGGCTTCTTTGAACTGGGCGGCTTTGCTGCCGGTGAAGCCCATGGCCAAGAAGACGAAACCGTCGCGGGTGATGCGATACATGGGTCGAGTCTTGTCTTGTTCATCTTTGTATTCAGCCAACGCAAAATTGCGTTCGCTGAATTCTGCACTACAGCCAAGGTTTTCTACACGACGAATAACGTCTGCATGACGCTTGCCAAAAGACTTGGCAATATCAGTTGAGGTAGTGGTGATTTGATCGTTGGTGATTTGTACAACGGGTGCGTCAATGCTTGAGATAATGTCCATAGCCATGTTTGGCCTCCTGTGTATGAAGTTAATCACCTCGTGAGGTTCGAATCTCAGTAAGGTGGTGGATCTAAATCGGGTTCGAACTACCGCCACAGGAACGGCCAACCCGAAGGTTGCCCAACAAAGACCCACCATAACAGGCAAATCTCGGCCACAAAAAAACACGCTCTGCGTGTTTTAGGCCGCTGTGAAAACGGGGTTCGAATCCCGGCACTGGATTTTGCCAGTGCAAGTGAAATACTAGATCAAGAATCGTGTGGGGTCAAATGATTAACTTAAGCCAGAGGTCAATCAAGACATTTTACAATCATTTCAAGTTATCTAAATTATCCATGTTCATATCTAACCAGAAACTACTGCCATAACGAAATTCTCTCCAGCTAGAAATTCGTAGTCTTTCCATGCCATCTTTTACCATTTTTCTTAAATCACCCGCAGAATCAACTCCTGTTATTTTCGCTAACTTAAGAAAATTTTTATGTTGCGTTGCTTTTATAAAAAATGGATATGGATTTAGATAAGTTGAATAAAGTAGTGTTGAAGGGTACCAATGCGCTCCCTCAACAATACAAGACATCAAAAGTGTCAGCAGTTCAGCCTGCCTAATATCTGAAAAAGGTATATCTTCTCTATCTGCTTGTCTTTTAATTAGTTCAGCTGCAGGTGAATTGAAACGAGTTTCGGAACTTGATAGAGCGGAATGTAAGGATTCTATGTCTGAATGCCCAAAAAAACAGTCAAATCGTTCAAAAGGCATCTGTATATTACTTTCAGTTGAAGGCATTATATAATGTGAAGTATAAATTTCATTTATAACACTATATGCACCAGTCTTTAGTAACGCCGCAATTATGTAAAGAAATGTTTCATATACAAAAATAGAATGAGCATCAAACCAAGAATCATTCCAGCTATTAGTTTCAGAAGGTCTAGACTTCAGCTCTCTAAGTTTTTCTAAAACATCTATTAGCGTTTCCGAAAACTCTTTCGTTTCGCTAACTTCACTTTCTAACAATATCCAATCACAAAGATGATTCCTTACAGCCTTAAGTTTTCCACAATCTTCAACAATTTTTATTCCGAGAGACTCCACATCTGGTCGTTCACGTACTCTTAAATTATCAGCATATGAAATACAAGAATCTATAAAATCACGTCTATAATGACTTATCCCCTTTTTATCCTGAAAAATCGCTTGTTTAAGTGAACTAAACTTAGCAATTGCCTCATTTGTTGGAGTTGGAATATTGCTTGTTATAAAAGTAGGAACTTTACCTTTTTTGGGTTTTACATGCTGTGGTTTTCCATAAAGAAGTCGTACCAATTGTTCCCAATTTTCGTTCACAGCTTCGGAGCTTGAAAAGTTTATTCCAATTCTTGCCTTCATGAATACCGGTAAGATAGGTTCTCCATCATCATCGAGTTCACATATAATTGGAATGAATTTTGATTGTTTTACTTTTGTGTATACTTCACTTGATATTATTTGTGTTTCTGTGCTGACACCTCCTTTACGGGTATTTGCTTTTTCGGCATATAGTTTATCGCAGATAACCAAAACATGGGTAACCAGTTCATCAGTTACCATACTTTCCATAAATTTATATTTATCATGACCTTCTTTTAAGTCATAAACATCTAATATTACATCAACACCATCTGAAATTAGCCTATCAGCCCAATATTGAACCAGCTCTTGATGTGCAGAACTACTCCAACTATATGATATAAAAACTTTAGGTTCCTGCATAAATTAAATCCTTAAAAAATAAACACTATGAAATATAGATCTAACTATAAACAAACTACCTTTTATCAAACTTTGTTTAACATAGACTTGTACATTTGTTTATATTTTTTATTATCCAACTCAGTAACGACCACATCCACATAAAATGATTTCAAAAGACCTGCCATTTCTTCATCTATTTTATTAACATGAAAATAAATTTTATTATTAATCAAACCATCAACAGCAAATCTGGCTCGTTTGTTAAGCAACCACCAAATATCGGTTTCACTATAGTCCAATGAAAGCCCTAAAATATGTACATTTGTAGAAAAGAAAAGATCGACCCATGAAGTAGTGCAATATATATTGTCTTTAATCTTACTTTTCATTGGTTCTACAGTGACAACTTCTCCCTCAGAAATGTGTTTATAGTTTCCTTTGATATAAGAATCAATTTTACTTACAGAGCCACAATAATGATCTAATCCAAGCATAATTGATTTTGGATGATCTATTTCACCATGAATATTCCATAAAAACTTATCACCAAAATCTGTTTCATACTTTCTTTTTCTACGTAGACTATATATATCTTCTGTACTTAATCTAAGGGGGTTGATAATTAACTCCAATGCTTTTTCAAATGCATAATCATAATTTGTTGTTAAATAGTTACTAACATCCATTTCTGCTAGATAGCTATAAATTTCATTCGTTTCTTGAGATTTCATTACACATGCAATAGAGTTTTTAATTGCCATTTCATCATCATTATGGTTACTTTTTTTACTATGTCGCTCCATGAAAATTCTTTCATAAACCATGGTATTAGGAAGGCTTTTATTTTTAAAGGAATTAACTCCTTTAATGGTTTCCAACAAATGATCCCAGCTTACTGAATTATTAGAAATTCTATTCAGTCCATTGCCAAATAAGATGGTATTACGCATAACTGCCCTTACAAATTCGAAATTGATTGGAAGATATTAAAACGACACCCCCTACAACACCAGAAAAAAACCTTACAAACCACTGACCTTTAGCACTCCTAACTCCCCCGCGTATCCCTCAAGCTCTCATCCGCCCTTGTTGGTACATCCATATTGCCCATCATTCCCTGTGCCTATGATTTCAAGGAGGAACGATTCGTTCCTCCTTAGTAATTTATTGCTGCACGCGCGGCTTAGAAGCATTTATAGGGGTCTGCATTTCACCGACCCCCAATTATTGCCGGATAAGAGACTTAGGGGGCGCCCTGTTTCAGGGCCCCCTTATCGCTGCACAAGCAGCTTAGACATTAACTCGTTCGCTTATCCATCAAGCTCCCATCGGCTCTTGTGGCCACATCCATATTCCCCATCATGCCTTGGGCAAATTCGGCTTTGAGTCTTTCTATCACTTGGTCGCTGACTTGTTGGTCATACGTTGGGTTGCCTGTTGGTGCTAGGTGGATGGTTGGCGCAAAGGTCATGTTTTTGTTGTTGTTTTGCAGTTGTTTGGTTTGTTGGGCTATTGCGTCTGGTGCGGGTTGGTCGGTTTTGTCGTCTTCAAACCAGCCGCCTATGTTGCTGCCGATCCATTCTCCTAGTGCGCCTCCACCCATGCCGCCTGCGATGGAACCGACGATGCCCCCAATGGCGGTGCCAATAATGGGCACGACGGAACCTATGGCGGCTCCGGCTAAGCCGCCCGCGGCGGCGCCACCCATTCCCCCTACCATGTCGCCTGCGGTCGCGCCTATTTCGGTGCCGCTGCCGCCTGACATGGCAGAGGCAAGGCTTACACCTTGCATGGCCATGTCCAGTGGTCGAAAGAATCGCCCTGCGCCTTTTAAGGCACCGAGTTTTCCAAATTTTCCCAATTTACCAAAGCGGCCGCCTGCGCTGGCGCGTTTGCTTGGGTTGTTACGGTCTGAGATTTGGTTTTCGTAGGCGCTTAGGCCTGCTAATCGATTACCAATTCGACTGTTTCGCTCTCTGTTTCCTTGGGTCTTTCCCCTTGTTCCAACTCTTCCTACACTTCCTCTTGTTCCTACCCTTCTATTTCTTCCTGCTCTTCCTCCATAACCTGCGCCTGCGCCGAGTCCGTTTAGCTTGCGGTTGAGTCGGTCGAGGGAGCGTGATGCTCGGTTGGCGCTTTGTGTGGTTTGGTCGGTGGTGCTGGTGAGTTTGGTTTTGCCGAGGTTGAAGCGATCGCGTCCGTTGCCCAGGGTGAGTTTGGCGAGTTTGAAGGCGATGGCACCGGCTTTTACCACGGCGATGGCGGCGGCCACACCAAGTAAGCCGGAGGCAAGCTGTGGGTTGGCTTCGGCGAAGTTGGCCACGCTGTCCACCACAGACATGAGCGGCGGCAAGACGGCATCGAGCACGGGCAAGAGCCTGTCGCCCAGTACGATGGTCATGCGGTCGAATTTGGCACCGAGCATGGCGAGTTTGTGGCCACGGGTGGCGGCGCGGTTTGCGTATTCGTCGTTGACGCTGTTGGTGCGATCGGCTTGGTTGGCGACTTTGGCAAAGGCGGCGACGAGGCCGTTTTTGTCGTCGTCCAGTGTGGTGACGAGTTTGGCGACCGCGCCTTTTACTTCTTCCCCAAAGAGTTGCGAGATTACCGCGCCTCGGTCTGTGGCGTTGACGTCTTTTAGCCCGCGCATGACGTCTACAAGGGTGCCTTGGGCGTCTTGTTGCATCATGTCGGCCAGTTCTTCGGCGTTGAAGCCGATGCGCCCCATGGCGTCTTGTTGGGAGGCGGTGGCGGCGTAGCCTGATGTGAGTCGTCCGGTGATGTTTTTCAGGGCGGTGGCGGCGACTTCTTGGGTGGCGCCACCGGCAATGAGGCTGGCGGATAAGGCGGCGGTTTGGTTGTAGTTAAGGCCTGCGCCCATGGCGGTGGAGCCTTGGCGCACCATGACGGCGGCAATGTCCTTTGCCTTGGCGTTCATGTTGTTGCTTAGGTAGTTGGTGGCGTCAGCGAGGTCTAGGGCGTTCTTTTGGGTGAGTCCCATGGCCGCGCGCCATGTGGCGAGGGTGGAACCGGCCTCTTCTGCGGATACGTCCCACGCGACGCTCATTTTGGTGGCGGATTCAGCAAACTGGAGCAGTTGGCTTTTTTCGATGCCAGATTGCCCCGCGGCGGTGACGATGTCGGCAATGCCTTCTTGCTTCTTAACTATGGCACTCCTAATAAGACAACACATTGTTTCAATCAAACAAACTGATGACGCCCTATTTACTCTTATCAGTACACTTTAAGGTTGTTTTTTCCGTTAATCTGAAACTAGACTCACTTGTCCCTTAGAAATCTTGTAATTTTATGACATAATATTGGCCATCTGTCGTAAGATGCTATTTCCTTTAGAAACGACGTTTTTTTGAACTTATTCGATACAAGATAAAATGCCTTTAGAAAATGGGTCAACAGCCCCAGTAAGCCCAAGCGCCAAGCTTGATCGCCGTTTTTCCATTGCACCCATGATGGATTGGACGACTTCAGATTACCGAGTCTTTGCTAGAACGCTTAGCAAAAACACGCTGCTTTATACCGAGATGGTGACCACAGGCGCTTTGTTGCAAGGTAATCATCCTGAAAGATTCTTACGATATGATGAGTGCGAGCACCCTATTGCGTTACAGCTTGGTGGATCAGACGCCGTTGCGTTGGGGAAATGCGCGAAAATGGCTGAACAGGCTGGCTTCGATGAAGTAAACCTAAACGTGGGTTGCCCAAGCGATCGAGTTCAAAACAGTTTGATCGGCGCCTGTTTGATGGCTCACCCAGACAAAGTGAAAGACGCTATGCGTGCGATGCAAGATGCGTGCAGCATTCCGGTGACAATCAAACACCGTATTGGTTTGGATGAGCAAGAAGAATACAGCGTGGTGCGTGATTTTGTTGGTGATATAGCCACGACTGGCATCACGACCTTTATTGTTCACGCGCGTAATGCCATTCTGCAAGGCTTGAGCCCGAAAGAGAACCGTGAAGTACCACCATTGAAATATCATTATGTGCATCAGTTGAAGAAAGATTTCCCAG